TACGTAGGCAGCTGCCATGGGACTTTAGATAGTCTTTACTAGACTATTTAGACTCCAAAACCTTTTTAATCAAATCCTTAAGTTCTGCAATCTCAGCCTTGGCTTCATCGAGCTCTGAGCTTAGAGATGTAATAGTTTCTTGCTTACGGAATGATGCTTCTTTTTTCCGCTTATATGCGTTGTAAGCAGCATCATCCGTATTTACGATAGAACCACTTTCGGTCCTGTAGAGGAAATCAGATCCCTCTACTCTCTTCATCTTTTTGTTCATCAGGCTAGGGCGATGGCGCGAATGTCTTGGATGAATGGTGCACGAGCTTCGTTAGTACCACTGAATACGATCTTGATTTGGAAACCTTGGAATTCAGGTAGCTGATCCATCTCATAGCTGTATTCTAGAACTTCTAGGATCGCACTGGACTTTACTCTCTTGTTGGGTAGACCACTATTCTTGGAAGGATCAATAATAGTATCTCCACTTCCATCTCCAGTTGTATCTAAGAGGTTAGGATAACCTGGGAATAGTTCCCAACCTGGATTGGTACTACCTTGGCTGGAAGCATCAAATAGGCGGTAGAGAACTCGGAAATCAGCTGTAGCATCTCTGTACGCAGATAGTAAGATCTTGAGAGATGTAGCGGGGTTCTTGATATCTACACGCTTGGAAATGTAGATAGAGGAGTGTGGATCACCAAGGACTTGGTTAACACGTGGATCACTAGCATAGTCTGAAACTGGGTTGTTTAGAGCAGCGCGAGCAACAATTGCATTAGTCTGACTCATGTCAATGACGGGACTTAGGTTGCTGTCATTTGATCTTAGTGTCAAAGCAATAGTGAAAGACTTGTTGTCGGGAATGTCCTGTAGATAGTTGATCTCGTTTAGACGTGATGCAACTAGTCTTGGGGAGCTTAGTAGAGTAACATCATTGAGAGTTACTGGCTCAAATCCCTGATCAACAAATGACTGCTCATTACCACCGACGCTGGTACCACTGACGGAGCGTAGGTTGCTCTCGATACTGGTACTATCACCGGGGCTTAGAAGACCAACAGAGGGCAATAGGCTGGTGTACTGGAAGTTCTGGCTAGAGAATGCAAAAGGACCACCAGCTTGTTGTTGCTGGTTGAAGTTGATTTGATTGATGCCTACGGGGCGTGTTCCTCTATCAAATTCGATTGGCAGTGTATTGATGTCCCTAGTATTTCCTAGTAGAGCATCTACAGGTAGCTGGTGTACTGTGTTAATCCTACGTAGTGATACGCCACTCATCTCATACTTATAGATGATGTCGCCCTGATCGTGAATATTGATCGCAGTAGAATCAACACCTCTAGATGTAATACCTAGTGTGCCATCACCATTGTCCTGATACTCAATAATCTCACCACCAACATATGCATAACCGGTGCTAGTTGTAATTCCTTCAAATGATAGGAAGGAGCTGTTATCAACAACAGAGATTGTGTTGGATGTAATATCCAAAGTCTCAGTTAACTGTGTACCAGGGGTATCAGGAAGAACACCATTGATTGCTAGGATATTTGTATCATCCTGCATACCGTGATTAGGTAGGTCTAGAACAAAGACGTTACCAGAATACATGGGGTCTTCTAGGATAGACTGAGCAGTAGCAGAGACTGGAGTTGGTACTAGTGTGTTTGTGAATGTATCTAGACGTGTGATGACATCGTTTGTGATGATAAATTCACCATTAGCATTGGTTAGATAGAGTGTATCTGTTCCGTTTGTGGATGTGATAGTTAGAACTGCATTACCACCGGCAATAATACCGCTTGGACTACCTACTAGGTCTGCAGTAACAATACCAACTGTATCACCAACCTTATAGCCACTACCACCATTAACGATAGTTGCATTAATAACAGATCCATTTAGGATGTTAACGTCAGCAGTAGCACCTGTACCAGAACTATCGATGTTGAACAATCCAACGTTGCTGTAACCAAAGTCAACGTAACCTTCACCACCAAATGTTGTTGTGGCAGCAGAAACTGGACCACCTAGAGCTTCTAATTCAGAAACAACTTTTGGTTGAGTAAGAGCACCTGGAGATACCGATACAATAGTATCACCTAGGTTGAATGGGAAGGTGTTGATACCAACTGGTACACGTAACTTTCTTGGTAGTGTCTCAATTGGATTGTTGATCAACTTGGTGTTTACACCTTGTGGTGGGTTCTGTAGATAGATTGTACCTGGCTGATCGGTGAAGACAGCTTTGTATAGTGTAAACTTAAGGTCCTCAAACTGGCTAGGTGTCCATACCTGACCATTCTGTGACTTGAACAGTGAACCGTTGATATATTGCTGAGCAATAATAGCAGCGGCATCGACGTTGTTATCGATGTTCTCTTCGCCCATTCTTGCGATCCAAGCAGTATAGTCGTTGGTTGTTGGGGCAAGTAGAACTACAGCGTAGGTTAGACCTGGCTCTAGGTAGACTGGTGATGGGAAGAAAATTCCAGTTGGGATAGAAGCGTCTTCAGATACGTTGATCTGACTAGGCTCTAGAGTGATTTGGGCAAAGTCCTGTAGAACTGTGTCTACGGGTACACCTAGTTCAGTAGCACGGATCTGAACAGTTAGTGTGTCTGTTTCAGACTTAGAGCTAAAGAATAGATCCAAACCAGTTAGGAAAGCACCTGTCTCATCAACACGGAATGTCTGAGCTAGGGGATCAATTGGAATGAAGATGGGTACAGGACGGGGAACTGGACGGGGCACAGGAACACGCTGAAGAACGGTTACAGTACGGTCAATGACAGTTGTACGCTCAATAGTAACGGTATTGTCAATAATGATTGGTGGTGGAGGTGCAGGTAGCTCACGAATAGTTACCTGATCAACTATACGGTTCTGTACAGTACCACCAGAGGTGAATGTTGTATCAGTGAAGCTGACAATAGTATCACCTAGAGTTGGTGTCTCGTTAGTTGGGCTAGAAGTTAGACGGAAAGTTCTTATGCCAGTACGAAGGCGGAAGGAAGGTGCAGGATCAGCGTAAGGATCGCGGAAGAAGAATGCACCAGCTAGCTCACCGAAAGTATCAGTTACTAGGCGGATCTGTGATACATCAGCAACAGCACCAGAACTATCACCAACTAGGCGTGTATTTGTAGCAATTAGACCTTGGAAGCGATCATCAGTAATATCAGCTAGAGCGTTGATATCGATGTTTAGAACTGTAGATGATGCAGAGTATGACTGGGGTAGAAGCTCATCTCTAACATATGGGTTCTGCGTATATGTTCTGGTTGGATTATTGAAAGGACCAGACTTATGATTGGTAGCAGCAACACGAGCAGAGAAGATCTCTGTTGTGCCATTGAAGCCACGTACAGTTTCGCCAAGCTCGAATGTGCCAGAGCGCATTCCAATTTCAATTAGCTTAGGAATGATGTCTACACCAGAAGCACCCTCAAAGAAGGGATAGAAACGAGTGACTGGGCGTAGTGAGTTGGCATTGAAGCCAATATTACGCTCACGCATGAACTGAGCAACCTCAATACCTTCTACAAAGGTGCGGTTAAAGTCAGCAACGCTTTCACCAAATACATCGGTGCGACGACCGTCAACATCTCTGGTTACAACAAAGTCATCAGAAGCAGGATTTAGAGTAACACCACCATTATAAAGGATGACATTGAATGGGTTGACGTTCTCAACGCGTGATGCTAGGGGCTGTTTAATCCACTCACCATCATCGAAGTTAAGAGTTACCATGTCACCAGTCTTCCTGGTGTTGGTGTCAACTAGTGGTAAGTCACCAGCTAGATCAACATCCAATGGATTGACACCATCTTGTAGCTGCAGGCGGAGAGGTACAGTAGCAAACTCAGCTAGAACACCGATAGAACCGGGATCGGGAACAACATTAGTCTTACACTCGGGGTTCTCGAAGTCAACAAATTCTCCATTACGGAAATCATCAGCAAAGAAGCCAGACTTGAAACGGTTGTTTCCATCAGCATCTAGGACCTGTAGACTATCTGTTTGACGCTCTAGTAGGCTTAGGGTGGTTGTCTCCTCTAGGTTCTCGATACGCTGCTCTAGACCACCGATGTCACGCATGGTGTAACGACGATTGTCAATGATGGCGATCTGAGCGTCATCCACATTGTAGAGATATGGAGGATAGGTGATCTGGGCGATCTCCATAGCAGCTTCTGCCTCAGCAGGTAGCTGGGGGAGTCTTAGCAGGAACACCTTCAACAAGCTTGAGCTGACCAATGCTGTTTAGAACCAAACGATCCTTTCTACCTAGATAGTAGTCATAGCCGAGAATAGTNCTCTCATTAGGAGCAGGTGTGAGTGGAGGTGTTGAACCTGCTATAGTGAAGCGGCGAGCAGTGTAGTCGAATGGAGATACATTAGGTAGCTGGAATTCTGCGACACGGGGACGGGAAGTCTAGTGTGTCAGAAGCTCTAATAGTTCCATTAGATAGTAGAGGAACATTTGTATTGAAGTTCTCTTGAGTATAAGAATTAACGGTATAGAAGTCACCCTTATCACCAGCAGGAACGCCAAAACGATCGAAGATGATTAGTAGTTTCTTATTGGGAGCAGTATAACGTGCTTTACGTACAATTCTGGAATAGTCATAGAACTGTTCACGCTGTCCTTTATCTAGAGTATAGCTAGATGTGAGGTCAGCATAGTTACCGGGTAGGATCTGCTGCAGAGCCGCTTCGATGTTGCTTTCACTGAAGTCAATAACTTCACCAGTCTGGAAGCGAGCTTGGCTCTGATATACAATACGAACAGTAGCCTGGTCAGGTGCTGATACCAAACGAGCAATGGCACCAGAAGTTCTACCGCGAAGGGTCTCACCTTTAACGGTTGTAGTGTCTAACTGCAATCCACTTAGGAAACCTAGACGATCTAGAATAGGTGTATTGGAATCAAGTGATTCATATACAGCAAGAACCTTAGTTACATCTGGATACTTGAGGGAAATTTCCTCGTCATCAACGCGTAGACCGTAGAAGTCATTCTCGGTTAGACCATAAGTTGCAGTAGCAATACCAGAAGAAGCCTGGTCAATTAGGAGCTCTTCACTCTGCAATAATACTTTAGTCTTAGATTTAATACCACTCTTGACTGCAGTTACGTTTACAGTAATATTTGTGGTCTGGCTTGGTAGAAGACCTGTGATTTGGAACTCAGTACCACCAAGAGATAGACTAAACTGGTTAGAATTAATTTTTGCAATAGTTCCATCACTATAGTGCACACTATAGCGCTCTTGGTCAAATGCGACGAATAATGAATCATCCGTATTGAGAGCAGAGACGTTTACAACCATCGTGCCGGCGGCATCGGTGGATTGCTCAACAACTTGCTTAGTAAAAACGATTTCTGAATTAGCTAGGTTTACTTCGCTTAGGTTTCTCTCTTCCATTACAGTGTATAGGAAGGAGTTCTCTTGGTTTAGAATTTGAGAACGGAAGATGCGAAGATTGGTTGTAATTGTTTGAAGTGGTAGAGCACCTTCACAAACATTAGTAACTGGCTCAATAGCCTGAACAGACATAGACTGCTCATCAGCAGCGACTGCACCAACTTTGTTGAAGGTTAGGTTTCTCTCACCTTCTTGCTGATATGCAACGATATCATTGACTTGGAAGCCATTAAAGAAACGACCTGGGCAAGTTACAGTACCTTGATCAGTAATAGTAAACTCATCACTGGCTAGGAAACCAGTTGGAATGGTGCTGTATAGTAGAGTATCTGCACAGAAATCATCTTCTACCTGAGGATCGATAAGTGTGCTCTGCTGGAAGACGCACTTAACGTCATTCTCAGAGAACTTTTGAACGTCAGTAATACTAAAGCTGTCAGTACGCTGACCGTTGATTGAGATACTTTCACCAACCTGGAATTCACCACTGACTTCGATTAGTAGGATCTCGTCAGGATCTGTAGTGGGATCAAGGCTAGAAACAAATGCAGTTGCACCAGAACTTAGACCACGGATGCGATAGCCATCCAAGATCTTTCCAGTAACATCGCTATTCAAACGAATAAGTGAGAATAGCTGAACATCATATAGATATAGATCCCAAGGGGTCTGTGGTCCCTCCTGAGGGGCATCAACTAGGGAGAAGGTGTATGGACGTGCAACACCTATTAGAGCGCCCTCAGGGAAGCCTGCGGCTCCTTTGCGACCATTGTATAGTAGAACAACGTTGGAGGATACATCTAGACCAATAACTGGTGTACCTACAACATTATTGACAACATACTGAGTTCCCATCTCAAAGGGGACGGAAGAAGTGGGTACATTAGCTGTAGTACGGGGCTTAGGTGCATCTACATTGACTGTGCCAGGTAGCTTAATGTCAAAACCACGGACATAGGCTTTACCTGGAGATACCTTTAGGATAGCTAGATCATCAGAAGGTGTAGAGCCATCTTCAGTCTTTTGATCAGCTTGGTAAATACCACCATTACCTAGATCGTTGTTGAGACTTTCATCAATAGTTACGCCTAGACCGTTGACAACATAGTCACCAGATTCGTCATAAGTTCTTTGTGCTAGGTAGTCTTTGAAGATGTTGTAGTCACTCTCGTCAGTGAGCTTCTTGACATTACCAGCCTCAACGCGCAGTAGCTCTACAAAGTTAGTGTCATTGAAATCATCAATAGGCTTCTTAGTTAGAACAGCACTGATCTTTAGACGATCTGCACCAGGAGCTGAGAAGTTATTGAAGCCCTTTGCATTGTCATATAGAGAAGGATCCTGACCAGCAGTAACAATGGTCTCAGAGATACGGAGACCAACTCTATAGGAGGCTGTGTTGCTGTAAGGAGCTAGAACTGTACTGCTAGCGTCAACCTGAACAAAGGTACCACGGATGAAGTAGACGCCATTCTCGATACTGGCGGCTGAACCAACGGCAGTGGAATCAATTGAAACAGTAGTAGCAAAAATACTACCAGCAGTAATAGTTGTGTTTCCGTATACTACTGGTTGCTGGTTGGCTAGAGGCTCGTTGTCAGAGAACTTAGCAACCTCTGAGTTGTTGCCACTATCAGTATAAGAAACAAAAATTGTGGGGTTAGTAACGTCTTCATCGGGGGGAAGAACGTAACCAATTACTTTAGCCTTGACACCAGAAATATTGCCAAGGATGGTGACGCCGACAAGCTGCTCAAGGTAAAGAGAAATATCGATACCGCCCTGTTGAGGGCTGAGGATCACTGCATCATACTTTGGATTATAAGTGATGTTACCAGGAATTACCAATGAGCCTTCTTTGAAGAAGTGCTCACCAAAACTACTAATCTGATTTTGTAGGATTGACTGGAGGGTGGTTAGTTCTCTAGCTTGTACTGGAAATCCTGGCTTGAAAAGAACTTTATAAAAGTCCTTATCCGCATCAAAATCGTCAAAGTAGGGGCTGGTATCGAGATTAATCTGGGACATTGTTTAGAATTCCAAGATGATTTTAACGTCTTCTTTTTGGCGGGGGTTACGAGGCACCTGTGGACGGTTGTCGAGATACAAGATCTCTCCGCTAGGTTTATTTATCTCGCTTGGAGCAACGCCATTTGTGAACTCAACGCCCAACTCAATAGAGCGGTTTCCAACAACTTCAGTAGAACCATTGAAGGTGGTATCAACTGTACCAGCGAAACCAAGTTCGGAGGTGATGTTATTTGTGTTACTCTCAAAGGGGATCTCATTACCTTCTGTAGAGATACCAGTATAGTCCTGGTTGTTGTATGTAATTGGGTTATAGTATAGTGAACGGTCTTGGATGTACTTAAGAACGCGTGTCTCTTCGTTGAAGGATACAACGTAAGCTTTAGCGGTACCTTGTGAAGTGGGCTGACGGATGATGTCACCAACATCTAGACTACCACTGAAGGATAGGATCTTAAGTGATTCGGCTGATGTAAATGAGTTCTGAGTGAATATCTGGTCAGAACCGTTAATTGTGGGATTGCGTAAGAGACCAATCTGAGCAAAAGTTGTGTCAATTGGGAAGTCCTGAGTACTATCGTCAAAGCGAGCATAGATGAGGCATCTATCAGTACCAAGCTCTTCATAGATGTCATAACCATGACCTCTGGAAGGAGGAATGATTACATCTAGCTTAGCTGCTGCAGAAGCAGACTGGTTGATGGAACCTAGGTCAACTAGACCCCATGTATAGCCTTTACCACCCTTAGACACGATTGCGTTAGTTACGCGACCGGAGCTAACGTCAACAACAGCTTCAGCACCTGCACCATCACCGATGATTGGTAGTGACTGACCTACGCCACCAGCATAGCCAGCACCCTCTTTGTCGATGTAAATTTCTTTTAGCTGAGAATCGTTTACTTCACTATCACCACTCTCACGGATAGCTACGATCTCTGGCTGAGTAGAAGTTAGCCAGTCATTGGGAACTGTGATGTACTCTGTGCTATCAAACTTGATAACGTCTGCAGGACTTACGGTAAAGAGATACTTCCAGATATATCCATCACCACTAGTGCCTGCTGCTGTTGGCTCAGTGTCAATGAATGTGGGCTCGTCTTCAGAACCGTTGCCCTTGGGGTTGGCTCCAGAAGAACCATTCTTTAGGCAGATGTATACTTTGAACTCGCTGTTAACGACGTAGTAGTTTGCATCGTATAGACGAGTTGAGCCTGTGTTAGGAGAGACGTTAAATACGCTATAGTCATCTCTGTACTGCTCATAGCGAGTTCCCTTTACCCAGTCGATACGACGAATTACACGGCGAATGTTGCCGGGTGTAATTCTACGACCATACATCATGGTGTCATAACAATGACGGACATATGAGAAGTTATCGATAGGAGCAAGAGGATCTTGGTTCCAATCAGGAGACCTACCGTAGCCATCCCCAACTGGGTTGGGGAGACCTACGAAGATATAATATGAATTGTCTGGATTGATTACAGACTCGATGAAGTTATCGGTATTAAATAACCTAAATTCATCAGTAATTAGAGCAGCCATCGTAAAAGTCAGGAGAGTACAGACTGTATAAAAAATACTTCGGTACTCTTATTTATAAGCGCTTGGCTAGACCTCCCTCGTCACGTAGACCTTCATTGGTTCTGGTGACTGTTGGGTAGTTGCTCATCTCACGATCATATTGGAAAGTTGGACCTTCAGCAATGAATGTGATAGCGCCTTCTCCTGGTAGTTTTCTCTGGACCTGATCGAAACGACCCCAGCTTAGATATCCTAAGTCATTACCAGTGATAGCAATGCCATTTAGGTTGGTTGATCCCAAAACCATGACGGTAACTTCACCGGTGCGACCAATAAAGTTGACGTTCTGAACTTCATAAACACAGTCTAGGAATTCAGTACTCTCCGCAATTTGCTGTGAACCAAATTGTGGTCTCGCACTCCTTACGCCTTGACCAACAACGGTCTGAGTGATTACAATGCTATCGCCAGGAGTTAGCTCAGCGATTTCAGTTAGCTCATACTTGTCATCAACCTCAACAGTAAATCTGATAGCTTTTAGACCAGAGATTGGAGTTGGGAAGACTTCCTCAATTTCAATGATTGTACCAACGAAACCATTGATGAATGGAATTCTAACAAAGTTCTCATAGGGGAGGATTGGTGTAGCTGCCCATGCAGTAGGTGGATTATTTGGATCATAGCCTAGACCTTGATCGCCAAAGAATACCTGTACACTCTGAATAGTACCTGAACTGTTGACATTTACGTTGGTTACTCTTGCTCTCACTAGACCAGGAGTAGAAACGTTGGGACTAAATCCTGGAGGTGGAGCAATAATAACTTCAGCATTCTGAGGATAACCTTGACCACCATCTACTACAGAAACAGTGGTAACTCTTCCTGCATTATCTACAGTTACCTGGAAGACTGCTGGACGGAAGTTGTTTGCCGCATATGCAATAGCTGTGATGTTCGTCTAGGGGAACGGTTACTGTAGATTCATATTCAAATAGCTCAGGGCTATCTACGTAGACTGTGGCAACAGGTTTCAGTCCGTGGTAGTGTGCGAATAATGTGGGCATTTGGCTTAATGATTGATTCTAGGCTATCGCGGGTCTTGGGAGCAATCTCACCATAGATGAAGATGTCACGCTTCTGNTTGTCCCAGGCGACTGGACGTGCATTGACTGTATCCAAATCATCATTACCAAAGTAGATGTTTGTTCTTACTGTGTCGGAAGAAGCAATCTCAGTTACGGTTCTGATGTTCTGGGTCTTGGAGGGATCATAGGAATCATTCTTCCTGATCTGCAATTCGTCACCTGGACGGATACTCTCCTTAACGTCGGTTACAGTCTGACTGTCTACACCACGTTTTCCGCGATAGAAGTAAACATCAATGTCATCCTGAGGTAGTGGAGGTGAGGTGAACTCGAATGATGTACCACCACTGAACCTGTAGTTCAGCTCTGGTTGCTGTAGAACTGTGTTGACATAGATTAGTAGAATTGCATTCATATCAATCGCAGCGGAATCTTCATCAGCTGGATTTTGCTCGAAGGAGAACTGCTCGCCCTTATAGATTAATGGGAAGCGTGTTCTTGTTCCATCTTGGAATTCCTTGATACTATCGATGTAATCAAGCTCACCGAAGTTCCATGCTGCGAAGTTATCAGTAAAGATCTTCGTTACAGTGAGCTGGAAGGGCTCTAGAGGCTGTGTAAGTCCCTTGGCGGTGACTAGACCCACAACTTCAATTACATCGCCTTCCTCGAACGCATATCCCTGGTTGGAGATGTCGAAGTTAGAGACCTCGAAGTACTCAGACTTACCGATTGCAGTTGTTGTTGCAGCACCAATTTCACAGGTAACAAATAGGTTTTCTCCAGTAGGAACAGTTCCGATACCGTTGAAGCTTCTTCTGAATACACCTCTAACAGGTAGATTGAAGTAGCTTGGATCGGGTGCGAATGCGCGGGCAGAATTTGTGTAACCAGTGCCACCGAAACCAATCTGGAAACTTAGTTCACCACCAGGACCAGGAATACCTGTGATAGTTGCAGCTGAGCCAGTGTGGTTTGGATCATCAATGACAATGTTGACATCTGAATTATAACCAGAACCAACTTGGTTAATTGTGTACTGACCTACTACACCACCACCAACATACTCATGAGGAATAGTGGATACGCCCACGTTGAGTACATACTGTCCATCATTGTCACGTCTGTAGACTGGGAAGTAATCTCCCTGCTCAGGGAATAGTGTGGTTGTAATACCAGAACCACCTGGGCATGTGAACTCAAGGCTGTTAGGCTCTAGGTAAGCAAAGTTGGGATGATCGCCCTCATTACCGAATAAGAATGGAACGTGCTTCTGATAACTACCACCAGAGACATAAGTGTGCTCGATTGTTGAGATGCCTACGTTTAGTGTAAACTTGTCAACATCAGTGATAGATCCAACAACGAATGTGTCGTTCTTATCTGGATATGCTTTAGTTCCTGATGGGCAGCTGAATACTAGACCATCTAGAACTACTACGTCACCTTCTTCAATTCCAGCAGATGCTAGAGGTGTTGATGATGTGATTAGTAGAATACCATTCTCGTTGAGATAGTTTGCACCGGCAATTGCAATTGCACTTCCAGTAGAAACACCAGTGACGCTAACTGTTAGGTCACCACTCTGCTCATCATAGTCGGCATAACGAACAGAAGTTGTTACACCCACTAAGTTAACTGTTTCGATACCAACGATAGAACCACCAGCAACAATTGGAGTGATTAATGCAGGAACTAAAGGTGCATAACCAAGACCAGGAGTAGAACCTAGGGAGACAATTAGACCGCCACGAGGGATCTGGTTTTGGTTAACGTCAAACTGTGATTCGACACGTTGACCATTAGCTGAAGTAATACCAGTGAAGGTTACTGAGTTAATACCTGTTGGAGCATCATAAGTGTAGAAGTAGTTGTTACCTTCGTTATTGTCTGTAGATGGTGTCTGGTAAATGTCGTTAATGATTAGAACTCCACTACCATTCTCAATCTCACCGACCGTTCTTCCGGCACCAATTGTACTACCAGCAGAAGTTAATGTGAAGGTATTATCTTTACCATTGAACTCATCACTAATGTCATCATAGACGGCAATTAGATCATACTCTTTCTGCAAGAATACACGACCCTGGAATGTGGAGTTGACCTCTACCAAGTTGCTATCGTTGATGGTGAATTCACCACGACCTGTGGGTGCTTCAGTAAATACAATGTCACTCTCAACGATGTTATAAGAGCCCTTGAATAATGTAACTCCAATACCGGTCAAATGAGATGTGGCTGCAGATCCAACAGTTCCTCTCTGTACTTCTACTAATGGGAATGGACCAACATTGCCAATAGGACCTTCTGGACTTGTTGCAAAACCAACGTTATCTACGATAACATACTCTTCATCAATCTGTAATAGATCTCCAGCACGGATGGTTCCAATACCAGTCAAACTAATGAATGTCTCTTGATCATCCAAAGGTTCATCAGTATTGAATGTTAGATTAGTGGTGGCAATAGGTGCCTGGATTACACCATCAATGGTGATCAAGCTCTTCTCAAGCTTTTTCTCCATACCAATGATGTGCTGGTTACCTAGACCATAATTAGTGATCTGAATAAAGTCACCGTTGATTGCATCTTCTTCACTGAGAGCGAGAGAGAAGCGATTTAGATCTCTCTTGATTGCCCAAACTTTATTAGGTAGTGTGTCAGTGGATATACCTAAGTAGTCAACAGCAGTTACAATACCGATCTTCTGAACTGGAGCACCTTCGATGGATGAACCAGCCCGATAGTATAGTTCTTCAGCAGGACTAAAGAAGTGATCAGAGATATTGAAGATGGCAGTTACACCAGTTCCAATAATCTCACTTAGAACTTCAGATGGATCAAATTGCTTCTCGTAGATCGGAATACCTTGATAGTCAAGGGGGAACCTGACCACGTTGTTACGTGGACCTAGTGGAGCAATGTATCTCTCTAGGTAGTAGTTCTCCTCACTCTCAGCAAAGTCTAATGGGATGTTTCTGTAGTTTACATTATCACTCTCGCGATAGAAAGCTTCATGGTAAGCTGTGATTTCTACAGGAGCAATTGGATTTAGACCAGCATCTGGGTAGAACTTGAGTGACCAAGTAGTACCACTAATTTCTGAACCGAAAGTACCGATACCAGGACCAGGAATACCATTACCTTCAGTGATGAAAGGATACTCATCGGTGTAAGTATCACCAGCTGAGTTGATGAACATAACTTGGTGAATTGCATTGAAGTCGGGTGACTTAATGTAGACAACAGTACGAACAGCTTGGAATAGCTCAGCATCACTTGTTAGGATTGTAAAGTCCNCATCACCACCAACACCAGTTACATTGGTGCCGATTAGATTGATACTTCTCTCCTCACCATCAGCGATATTGGGGCGCTTGAAGCGATAGATTGGATCNCCTGATGGGGTGTTCTTAAAGACTGTTTCTTTAGTTGTAATTGAGACTTCTGCACCACTCTCATTAACAAAATCAATTCTTAGTCTGTTACCAGAGAAAGATGATGTGAATATACCTACAGGAGCCGCGTTGGTATCCTGGAAGGTAGTGGAGTCCATGCTGTAAGTAGCAAGCTGAGTATCAGCTCCATCATAGAAAGCATATATCTCAAAGTAAGATGGATTGCCAGTTAGCTCAGTAACTTCTGCATAGATGCATACAGCAGTATCATTGAGGTTTGCGTTGTATAGGCGAGTAGCAGCTAAGTTGGGTGCAATGACAGTATCACCACCCAATCTGATGGGACCTAGCTCCAACCGTGGCTTATTCTCGAAGATAAACTTACCTACGAATAATTTGTAGTCAATATCAAAGTTCTCAATATCAAATGGAGTGAAGCGTAGTGAATACTCAGTACTCTGTAGAGCGATACCATCAAAGTCGCCATAACCTTCAAAGTTATCGGATACACGCGCCTTCTGGAGGGTGTATGCATTGTTATCAAATGTTAGGACAACAATCTCAGTAAACTGAACTTGATCGGTGAAGGGGTTTCTAACTAGTAGAACACCACGGGTCATACTGCTGGTTACAATGTTGAACTCAGTGTAATCTTCCTGACCACGGGCGTTATCACTATCGATGAACTCATTGCTGATATCATCAACCATTAGTACACGGTTGGTCTTAACTTCTAGATAGTCAGTTAGACGCTTGTTGGGTGTACGACTGTTGAAGCGAATTGCATTAGAGCGGTTGTTGTTGATCTCGTCATCATAGCCCAAGTCAAAGACATTGATACGGTCAACACGTAGAGGTGTGAGTGCAACATCAGTTAGACCGATGAAGTCTAGAACAATGCTGTCGGTGGCATCGGAGGTGAAGCCAGCACCAACTGAACCAACACCTGTGATTTTGGTGTCAGCGAAGTTCTTAAGACCTGCTGGGTGAACTAGACGATTGACAGGACCAATCCAATCAACAAATAGTTGCTCAGACTTAATGGAGTAGGAGAGGTTCTGATAGTAGTCGTTATCTGGAGTTACCTGTGTCTCTTCATTCAAGAAGCCAATGTCATCTCTCCAGCCAGTAGATACTCTAGAAACAGAGGATACTGTGTAGCGACACTCATTTGTATCAACTGAAGTGATGGTTACGATAACACCACTAACGTTGCCCTTGACAATATCACCGGGAAGGATGTCATAAGTACCACGATACTTAAAGAAGTTGGTGTTGCTCTCTTCTACAACTAGATCAGTCTCGATTAGATCTCCCTGCTCATCAAATACAGATAGGCGCTCACCAACAGTAAAGATAGCAGTAGCCTGGTTTACATTGAAGGTTGGGTAGATATTCTTGTTGACCATTGAGGAGAAAGCTCCCTGCAATGTCTTAGCAATACCAATGTTGTTGATGCCTTCCTCAGGATACTTGACAGTAATATCGATGGGGTTAGATACGCCAACTCCAATAACATCGAAGAACTTGTATCCATACTCATCAGAATTCATGTTTAGAACCTGTGGAGGATCAGTCTCGAAGGGGAGAATGTTCTCTATGAATACTTGATCGCCAACAGAGAATGGAGGCTCATTGTATCCATTGATTGGAGTTTGAATGATATATGTAACAACACCTGTTGGGTTGTCTATGCCAGCAACAGATAGAATTGGAATACCATTGCTGTTATTGATAGTGTATAACTCGTGGGGGTTCTTTGATAGACCTGTGGGGGGCAATTCGATGATAACGTCGCTGATTGAGCTTGACTGGACCTCTAGCTCGATTGCACCGTTGTCAATGACCTCTCGGGTGGTAGCATCGATTAGAACGGCATTGGGGGGGTTCTGGTAGCCCTGTCCGGCATCGATGATTTCAATACTGGTAACGAAGTCACTATCACTGAACTGAGCCTTCGGTTGAATGTTTCCAGCAGGGCGGAGTGTGTTATCGGCGGAGTAACCCCAACCTGGGTTCTGAATACGGAAATCAGATAGAACACCAATATCATCAGATACAGCTCTTAGTGTAGCTGTGTTACCACTCTCACTTTGCACTGTAATGAATTCTGGTAACTCAGTGAAGTTTGTGCCAGCAGAAATAATCCTTACCTTACCAATACCGCCACTAGCAGTTCTGGAAGAAGTCTTGTATGAAATTTCAGAATTAGTCCGATTATAAGCTGGAATTTCTGGATTTTCAAATAGAGAATATCTGAATGAAGTTGGAGTTAATACTTCAATATTTCTTCTCTCAGAGTAGACACTATCGACATATTGTAAGCTGTTGTTTAGTGGGGAGTTGGTATCAGCTGTAGAAATGTAGCCACCGATTTCTAGACCGTAGTAGATAACCGATGGGTTGTTCTGGGAATACCTAACAAGCTTTTCGCCTCCAGGTAAACCTTCAGTGCCTACACCAGTTACAACAAAGTCTTGATCAATGCCATTGCTCTCGAAGATTTCAGTTAGCTCTTCATCATAGAAGAACTTGAGTTCAGTATCCAATAGTGTGGGGCTACTTACATCAAAGAGTGTGTCATTCTCAACTACAATGCGTAGATTGGGGTTAACTAGTGAGAACTTGTGGCTGCCTACACCTACACTTTCCAAGTCAATGGATAGTTCAGTAGCTGGCTTAATATCTTCAAAAGTTTTGGCTAACTTAAAGCTGTCGCTATCGAATGGGATAACGAAATACTTTTGGTTAGTCTCTAGACCTACAATAGGAGTTCCTTCGTTCTGATATAGAACATAGTCACCTAGAGATAGCTTGTGACCAGTAATAGTAATGGTGTTTAGTGAGGTGTTAACACCAGCTGGCTGAGCAAACTGTGGGTCAACAATTAGTGACTGAGAAATCTCGTCAAATTCAACAACTACTGATGGATTAGAACCAACACCAGATGATCTCTTGGAAGTTAGTGTAACATCTACCTGATCACCACCTTCTAGATCATGATCAGTAGCTGTAGTAATAATAGCTTCAATACGATCAATAATGGCAGTCTCAGCGAAGCGTCTTGTCTTGATTGAGTATTTGAAGTTGTTTGCACCAGATGGAGTAAAGAATACGGGCTCACCAGAAGGATTGGTCTTAATACCAACGAAGTCCTTGGAGATATTTGCCGCGTAGTAAATTGTATTGCCAGCTGGGATTACACTTGGGAAACCTGTTGCAGGATCAATAATACCAAGGGCACCAGCACCACCAGTGCTAACTTCGATAGGCTCATTATTTCTGAAGCCATGTGATGGAGCATAAATGCTTCTAGTTGGAATAGAGATGTTGAATGTGGTTACACCAACTGTGTAGGAGCGTGCGATACCGACACCATCATCAATACCAAAGCCAATTGTAATAGCTGGATTGAAGAAGTACTCTAGATCTAGCTCAGACTTAAAGTCTGGAGTGCTGACCCGCACATCAAAGAAGTCGGGGATAACATCAATACCGGAACCAATAGGAGCCTCAAAGTCATAGGACTGAGGTCTATCAATACGCAACACCTTCTGAACTGGGAAGATGTCAATGACACTTACAGTCTCGAATGAAGTAGTACCAATACCAATAACAATACTGGAGCCGACACTTACGTTGTCGGTGATTGTATTGACATAGATGTCAGCAAAGTCTTCTGTTGGTGTGGAGGGAAGTGCAGCGGCAAGTGCCATCTTGCTGGTATCTACAGAAATTCTCTGTGGACCATTTAGATTGGCTGTGTTTGTGGAAAGACCACTGAATACAACTAAGTCTCCATCAATATATCTGTGGTTGGGATCAATGTAAGTACGGATAGAGCTATCAGTTAAACGAATGATCTTAGTCTCACCCTTACCATAGCTAAGGGAGCTAGAAGCTACACTGACAACAGTCTTACCTTCAACTTCAGTAATAACAGAGCTTAGCGTGTCTTCTGAAGTATCGAAGATGGGGATGTCACCAACTTNGTAGCTTTCACCTGGACCAATGATTTCAATCTGTTTAACAGTACCAGNCTTGATGCTCTGGATGATAGCTTCCTGGACACCATCCAAGTAAGACTGAACGAAGAACTCAGATCCAGCTACCTGGCTTCCAACATAATATGGGAAGGTGTTTCTAAAGATTGGCTTATCGTTGATATTGAATGACTGATCAATGTCACCCTCAGTAATCGGTGCATCGCGGAATTCAGGACCAATGAAGTATGGGAACTGTGGAGCACGCTCTAGTGACTGAACATCGGTAGAGATGCCAGCAAAGTATGCATATACACCCTTGGGAAATTCTGGAGTACGGCAATAGCGACCATTCTACTGGTCTAAGTCACCCTCACCAGTATACTGATAATCTTGTACAAAGAAACCAGCTGGATATGTGTTTAGTGAAGGTCTGCCAAATACATCTCCTGGATCTAGTTCATAGCCAGTATTTAGAGCTAAGATCTGAGAGTTATCATCTTGAGGATCTTCATAACCAAAGCCACCATAGATGGGGTTACCATCATTAGACCAGCCAATGATTGGGGAGTGAACTAAACCAATGTCATTGTATACATCTTCACGAATTGTTCTTTCGTAAGAAACAATTGAATAGCTGTTGTCAATTAGAGACTCGAAACCAAATCGTTCTTGTAAGTTTACATCTAGTGAACGAATTCTTGGTGTTAAGATAGCATCACGAGAAACATCTACAACCTCTGCAGTTGTCTGCAAGTCATTATAGGAGAGACCTCCATTGATAATAATAACTTCAGTGATCTGACCATCAACTACTACGGGGCGCAATACAGCACCTACACCAGCACCAGTCCGATCAGTAACGATGATATCTGGAGTATCGGGATAGTTGGAGCCTTTACTTAGGATCTGAACAGCAATAATAGTTCCTTCGATGACTAGGGGCTTGATCTTTGCACCACTACCTTTTGAGATGGTGATATCGGGGTTCTTTTGGAAGTTAAGGATGTCAGAACCATAGTAGCCACCATCGTCAGTATAGACCTGCTCAATACCACCTCGAATGATTGGTGTAGCAGTTACAACACCAGTAATGGTGCTAGCAAAGGAAACAATTACGTTTACTTTAATATCGGGNTACTTGAATGTATGAGTACCTACACCCACACTCTCAAAGTTGACAAACTCAAGGCGATCGAAGTTGAAAGTGCTAGTAGCGCCTACACCGGCGTTGCAGAGCTTAAAGGTGTCTTCATCCTCAGCTACTACGTAATAGCTGTCAGAGGTGCTTAGACCGGCGATAGGGGTGCCTTCTGCGACATACTCAACTACTTCACCAGTCTGGAAGCCGTGATTGTTGTAGCGGACTTCATCATACTCAATAACAATATTAGAAGGTTGAGTGTGAAGTGAACGATACCAGAATTCGCCACCATCTTCAATAATGGTTGTACCAACGATAGTAGCTTTAGGAAGTGTATCGAATGACTGTACACCATAACCATTTAGATTAGAGGAGAAACCTACGGTATTAATACCGGCATCTAGATCTTCTAGGTTGTTGTAAATGCGAATAGTTAGATTGTTTACAGGCTCAGCATAATAGATACCACCATTTGATAGGAGGTTGCCAAAGCTGATATTTGAGCCGCCCGGATCAGCAACACCAATAGAAGAAGTACCACGGTTGTTGTAAGTAATAGCACTTCCCTTGGCTAGGTTATGCTCACTTAGGAATTGAATAGTTTCTTCGTTGGGGTTAATGCCACCACCCAAAACATCTAGTCGGCTGTCAAATGGAATTTGACGGATCTTTCTCTCGACTTGTGGATCGGCTGCAGCACCTTTGCTATTACCACCAGTAACGGTGATACGGAATACCTTACTGATATCAAACTCCTGTGGATCGATTAGAATCTTCTCAAGCTTACCTTTGATAACAGGTGTTAGTTCAGCTCTAGTTGGAGGTATAGGTGGAGTTGGCTCACTTAGTTGTAGATCTGGCTCAGCAACGATGAGAGTAGGTGGCTTAGTTACACTATAGCCCTCACCCCGCGATACTGGGTCAACTTTGACTAGAGGACCTAGGAATACCTTATCAGCAGAAAGATATGATAGAACCTCAACACCATTAGTGAGGACAGCGATCTTGCCAGGCTCTACTGGAGTTGGTGGACGATCAATAGTAATGTTCTGGCTTTCACCAGTGATAGGAATAGTGCGGTATGCTTTCTGAGATACGATCTCACGATTTCTCTGGCTCTCTAGAGTGAAGATGTGAGTACCTGGCTCGTCGTTAGCAACTAGAGGTACAAAGTTCTCACTACCAATGAATGATGGTGATAGGAATAGACGGATCTTTCTAGGATCGGATAGAACCTCAACAAAGTACTCACCTTGAGGGCAGATGGGGAATACAGCTGTTGTTCCAATACCAGGCTGAACAGAGTAGTTAATTAGGTCACCACTGATGAATTCGACAGGCGCATCAAACACCAATGTCGCATAGGTCATATCGAAGCTGTTATAATCCTCGAACCAATCAGTAGAGATACCTGTAATGGTGCTCTCAACGATCTTTACATTCATCTCATAGGATGGTAAGGAGTTGGTAGCTACGTAGAAGTTGCTATCAAACTCTCTAGCATCATATAGGTTTAGAACGTTAGATAGGATTGCATTGTTACCATAATCGATAGGAGTATTAGCTGAAGTTGCATACTTCTGATTACGACGAACATCTAGTAAGACATCGGTAGGAACACCGAATGAATCATCTACACTGATTGTTGAATTGTCAAAATCTACATTTGTTACTAGACGACCAGTTACATAGGCGTCCTGTGAACCCCTAGGGAGGATATCTACGGTGTCTCCATTATCAATGGAGCTCTTATCAAGGTACTGGGTCTTTAGCTGGAATGTGGTACCGTTGAGGCTCTCAACCTCGAAACGTACTGAGGTGTTATAGATGAAGCTGTTAGCAATAATCTGTGGGTAGGTCAATTCCTCACGAACAGCCTGCTCAGATAGAATGTTCTCACCAAGGTTCTCTACACGAATTTCTTCTCCTATGCTGGAGAATGGAACTTCCTCGGGGAAGTCAATATCAGATAGTACACCAGTCAAGCGTAGGCTGACTAAGGTGCCATCAGAAGCNGTACCACTGACCTTAATATCATCAATGATGGCATCAGCAGTAGAAATGGTCTTGTTGGGGTCTGTGCAAGTTACACCAAGGAACTGGTTGACGGTACGGTCAACATAAGAGAATTCAACACCATCGGCAGTGATAAACCGATTATTTTCACGGAAACCAATAGTACTATCTACAGTTACAGTAGTATCGCCAGGAGCCCAGTCTCTCTGAGCCTTAGTTAGACCTGGAACTACAAATAGCTTTCTCTCATTGGAAATTTCTTCATTAGAAACGAAGAAGAAGATTTTGAAGTACTGAACACCATCTCTGGTAAAAGGTTCGATCTCAGATACTGCACCAAAAGATGTCAGTGCTGCCTTCCTGGAACAAAGTGCGTCCCTGGATGCTCTTAGGATCACCTTCTACGGGAATAGCTACCGCATAGTCNCGNCGAGTGTACTCAGCTTCAGAAGGCTTGATTAGAAACTGCTCTAGATCAATAACAGTAGGATCTTCACCATATAAAACGCGGAATAGGATCTCGATACTCTCTGCACTACCTTTTGTCTGGTAGAAGGAGCGAGCTTGGCGGATCCAGTTACCAATGTCAATATTGGCATCAAAGTCTAGGTTCTCGAAGCCAGGTGCGAAAGTAAACTTGATTTTCTCATAGAACTCCTTTAGGAAAAGAGTGCTGAGGTTCTGTACTGGAGCCTTATCGGCGTGGGGGGCAGCGGTGGAAGTTTGGAATACTAGTTCGCCGGGATCATCCTCAGCATGGTAAGAAGTGACGCCAGAGAAGCCTCTGACAACGCCAGTGAAGGTATTTGTTGTAATACCGGTATATGTGAGGATCTCATCGTCTACCTTTAGGAGACCCCACTCGTTTGGAAAGCTTTTGGTGGTATTTACATGGACAACGGTGTCTTCTTCGGAAAGTGGCTCGGTTAGGAAAAATGTACCTGCGATGTTGGTTTCATCGAAGTTGTTGATGTTGAGATATTGATCTAAGTTGGCAGCAAAATCCATTGTGCCGCCCTGGAATTCCTGGGACACATAGAACTGCTTTAGGAAGTCATCAGTTAATGGTGCTTCGCTAAGAATAAATTCAGGGAGTTGTGAGGAGACGATATCCTGGATCTTCACCCTCACTTCAATACCAGTACCAATCATCTCAATTACCTAAGATTACCTAGTTAACTTTCCGTTGCCGTAACTTGAAGTTACTTTGAATCCGACGCCAGAGATTTGTTCACCGCTAGCAATCGTATCCCTAACCATATTTATCGCACTTTTTGAAACGTCAAATGAGACATAAAGATCCTTTAGACCGATTACATCATTGGACTGAGGATAAGCCTGGACTTCAATTACTCGGTTTGGCTGAACTGTGTCAACAATGCGAATTGTGTTGAGTTTGATCTCACCTTTCCGGTAATCTACGGTGCCAGCATTCTCTACAACGGTTGTATAGGCACTTAGACCTTGATCAGTTGTTCTTTCGCTGATAATGGAAATTACACCTTCACCAGAACCGTCCAAATTACCATTTGGATCCCTGTTTGGTAGATCAGTTAGATATACAGTGTCGGGGTTGCCAAAAATACGGAAACCAGTGGATTTGACTGTTCCACCCTCATTTAGGATGTGGAAGCCATTACCATAGCAGAGCTCGTATTGGGAGAACTGGTCAATGGCGGCATTTAGGTTCCTTCTGATGATGACGCGAGTGATGTTAGAAGTAATTGCAACGTCAGTTTGGTCAATAACCTTCTGGGTCTTAGAATACTTGAAACGACCACCAAATTTATTGAGGTCAATGCTATCAGAGTAGGTTTCTAGAGACCTGATGACGGAAGTGCGTAGTTCTTCTGGCAAAGTAATCTTTGTAGTGTCGTAGTAAACGAAAGAATCGAGTTCTACGTATAGGACCTTTAGATCAACGATCTTTTGGTTGATACCAGCGATGGTATATTGCTTTAGTCCTTCAATAATGTTTCTCTTATCAAAGTCACTAACATCAGTACCATTAACTGGCTT